AAAGTGCAAAGAGTCCTCTCTTCGAGAGAAGTTTTTCTGTATAGATCTACAAATCAAGATTTTTTAGACCCAAAATGGGCCGCAAAACCTTGCGCGCGGGCCCAGGATCGTGAAAATTGGCATGCGCTCAGCGCACAGCTAAATTTTGACCCACAAGATGTAGTAGGCATATGACCAGGAAACAAGGTAATCTTAAAAAATGGCTAAAAATAACGGTTTTCGCACCGCTGAGCGTTCTTATAATGCATATTATGCAACAAATTTTTGTTCCACATTGTGGAACATTAGGTACTTAGAGAAAAATGAACAGAATACGAACAAAAACTTACCCCCACCCACAAAAATCGGCCCGTGCGCTGACAAGCGACAGCAAGGACAAGCAGCATTTTCACAGTCATAGGGAAGAATCTGTGTATGGAATATAAAAATTTAGACTCAAATCAGTTAAAAGCAATGGTTTTGCTTAGACAAAAGATAGAACAAGAGGGTGCACGCACTAATTTTATGAGATTTGTAAAAGCAGTGTGGCCTGAATTTGTAGAGGGACCACATCATTTACGAACATCAGAAAAATTTCAAAAATTTTCTACTGAGAAAGCTTGTCGATTGATAATTAACATGCCACCGAGACACACAAAGTCAGAATTTGCAAGTTATTTGTTTCCAGCCTGGATGATGGGCATTAATCCTAGGTTAAAAATCATTCAAGCAACTCATACAGGCGAACTCGCAGTCAGGTTTGGTAGAAAAATTAGAAATCTTATGAACTCAAAGGAATATAAACGCATATTCCCTGGTGTAACGTTACGAACAGACAATCAAGCTGCAGGTAGATGGGAAACTAATCATGGTGGAGAATATTTTGCAGCAGGTGTAGGTGGTGCAATCACAGGTCGTGGTGCTGATTTATTAATTATTGATGATCCTCACTCAGAACAGGATGCATTATCTGAAACTGCTATGGAAAATGCTTATGAGTGGTACACTTCTGGACCTCGACAGCGTTTACAACCTGGAGGATCTATTGCCATCGTAATGACACGCTGGTCTCAAAAGGATTTAACAGCAAATCTAGTAAAAAAGATGGGAGACTTAAAAGCAGACAAGTGGGATGTCATAGAGTTCCCTGCGATTTTAGATGATGATGAAGAGGATAAAAGAAAACCTATTTGGCCTCAATATTGGAAGTTAGATGAATTAGATAAAGTTAAAGCATCTTTGACTCCATCCAAGTGGAATGCTCAATGGCAGCAAAATCCCACGTATGACGGGACGAGTATCATTAAACGCGAATGGTGGAACGTGTGGGATAAACCAAATACACCTAATTGTCAGTTTGTTATTCAAAGTTATGATACCGCTTTTTCAAAAAAAGAGTCCGCGGACTATTCAGCTATTACGACTTGGGGAATATTTTACCCAAACGAAGGGAATGAGACTCACATAATTTTGTTAGACGTTGAAAAAGGCAGATGGGACTTTCCTGAATTAAAAAAAATTGCATTAGATAATGTTAGGTACTGGAACCCTGAATTAGTTATTATCGAGGCTAAAGCAACGGGGACACCCTTGATACATGAGCTTAGACGACACGGGATATATGCCACAGCATTTTCCCCGAACCGCGGTCAGGACAAACATGTCCGGGTAAATACAGTCGCTCCTATATTTGAATCGGGCCACGTTTGGCGGACCGATAATGAATTTGCAGTTGAATTGATGGAAGAGTGCGCATCATTCCCTTTTGGAGAACATGATGATTTAGTTGACGCAATGACTTTGGCTTTGTTAAGATATCGCCAGGGAAACTTGGTTCAGTTACAAGATGATCATAAAGAGATGGACATACCAAGGAGTAAAAGAAAATATGAATACTACGGATAGAAGATTAAAACAAAAACTGACACCTAAACAAATGTTGTTTGTTACGAACTATGTCCAAGGGACGCTGGCCGGTAAAATTTCGGCAAGCGAGGCGGCCCGCAAGGCAGGATATTCTGAAAATCGCGCGAGACAAACAGCACATGATCTTTTGAATGCAAAAATGAATCCCTTCATCGTGGAAGCTATTAATGAAATGAAACAAGACTTATATGAGACATCAGGAGTGTCGATGGCTTCCCACCTGACAGCCTTAAAAGAAATGCGGGACGAGGCCCGCGGTGACAAACACTACTCAGCAGCTATCAACGCGGAAGTCGCAAGGGGACGAGTAGCAGGATTCTATGATCTCAAGAACAAAGCAGAAGAATCGATGGATCAAATGTCAAAAGAAGAATTAATTGAAATACTGGAAAAATATGATCAACAAGGTATAACTCATGATAGGGGTTTGATCGTAGATGATGACAAGAGGTCATTGACTAGCGAAAAGCGGACCGTGGAAGGTGATTGATGGCAGTACCATACATAGCAGCAGAACTTGCAAAAAGAGTAGTAACCAATCCTAATATTGTAGGTCCTTTGTTAATAAGTGCTGTTGGAGCGCAAAACGCGGATAAGATTCAACAATTGTTCTCTTCAGGAGATATATCTTTTAATGATGTCTTTGGTATTTTGCAAGGGAACCTTACGTCATCTATTCTCAATCAAATATTAGATACTCCCTCCGGCGCTGTCTATGCCCCTAGTGAACAAGAGATTGAAGCAGAGAGAAAATTTAATGAGGAGTTAAATAGAAAAATTTTTCTACCTCCAGAAATTTCCATTGAACAAATTATCAGCACGCCCGAAACAACCACAAAAACTGAGCCTTTAATTACTCCAGATGTCCCTGAACAAAAAACTAAAGTAAGTGATATAGGTTTTACAGAGGCTGCTGCTCCTAAGTTAGAAGACATGATTATGACAGCAAAAGATGATGATGTTTTAAACATTTTACCAGAAGAATTTACTCCCAAAATGAAAACGGATAAGCCTTATTCATATGTTGAAGCCGTTAATCCTCAAAAAGTATTTGGAGATAAAGATTTAAGAAATGAAGATTATACAACAAAAGAGGCTCCTAAAATAAATTATGAGTTTAATAATAAAACAGTAGAACAAGTTAAAAATAAAACCTTTGAAGAGTTCGAAGAGGCAACAGGTATTAATGCAGAGGAGCTAGCTAAAAAATTTAATTTTACAATGCCAGACACTTCATTGTTAAATAATGCTCTTCAAAGAGACGAGAAAGCAAGATATTGGTGGCAACAAAGTGGAGAGTTTCTAGATGAATTAATGACTGATTTAAATTTAGACGATAAAGAAAGAGAATTATTTTTAGAGATTGTTTCTACTACTTCAGGAGGAGTTAACCCTAAGCAAAACTTAGAAATAGCTTTGGGAGTGATGTCAGACGTATTAGCAGGCAGACCTATACGAATGGGATTTAAAACTTCTCAAAGTTTAGACGTATTGTTAAAAGATAAAGACTCTAAAATTAATTCACCAAAATTTAGAAATTATACCGACACTTTTAAATATTTTGCAGGAACAGATGACCGCTTACCGAATACCACTAACGATTTACAAATGGCAAAAATATTTGGAATGAATCCTGAGACTTTAGCAAACAACCCAGACTTATACGCTTTAATGACAATGACTCTCAATAACCTTGCAGAAAACGTAAATACAAAAGACCCACAAGGCGAGCTCCTTCAACCTTTTGAATTACAAGCTATGATGTGGACGGAAAGCCGAGGAGGCAGATCTACAAATTTTTCAGAAATAGGACCACAGGTTTTAAGTGAAATAGAAAAACTAGGATACGATATTACAAGAGAATCTATCACTAATCCTAATTTTGTTAGAGATCTACAAAAAACAGTAAAACCGTTTGAGGAAAGTATTAAGATGACAGTCGAGTCAGGATCTTTTCTAAGTCCTCAAGGACAAAAGATTGAACAGTTAATTCAAAGCTTTCCTGATGATGGTGTTTTAATGTCCAGCATAGATAAAGTAAACAAAAGCGCTAATAAATCACTAATAACAAAATCAGGAAAAGAACCCTCCATAATTGAAGAATTAGTTTCTCAAGTTGTTGGACAGAAAGTAACCATGTCAAGGATGATACAAGGATATGGTACTTTTGAAGGTAACGTGGGGGACAACGTATATATCCCGTCAGTTTATAGTAATAATAAGGGTCAAATGGTTCAACTAACTGATGATCAAAGAAAATTTGTATTGTCTGTTCTTGGAAAA